GGGTCAAAAAACTTTACAAACTAAACCATCTGCATTAGATAGAATCAACGTTAGAAGATTGTTAATTAAACTTAAGAAATTCATTGCATCTTCTACTAGATATTTGGTATTTGAAAATAACACTACAGCAACAAGAAATAGATTCTTAAATATTGTTAATCCTTATCTTGAAACTGTACAACAACAGCAAGGTTTATATGCGTTTAAAGTAATAATGGACGAAACAAATAATACACCAGACGTTGTAGACAGAAACCAAATGAAAGGAGAAATATTCTTACAGCCTGCAAAAGCTGCAGAATTTATCATAGTTGACTTTAACATTATGAGAACTGGTGCATCTTTTGAGGAATAAAAAATAGTTAAGACGATATTTATATATAGAGGAGAAAAATAAATGGCAAATCTAGTCGATCCAAATGAAATAATGTTCACGGCGTTTGAACCAAAACAGCAAAATAGATTTATATTCTACATTGATGGGATACCAGCGTATCTTATTAAAACAGCTGCAAGACCAGTTCTTACGACTGAAACAGTTGAATTACAACATATAAACGTTTCAAGATACGTTAAAGGTAAAAGTACTTGGGGCGCTATAAGTTTAACACTATACGATCCAATTGTTCCATCGGGTGCGCAAGCAGTTATGGAATGGGTACGTTTACACCATGAATCTGTAACAGGTAGAGATGGTTACGCAGATTTCTATAAGAAAGACGTAACAATTAACGTACTTGGACCAGTAGGCGATAAAGTTGAAGAATGGACAGGTAAAGGTGCATATATTACTAGTGCTGACTTCGGAGCAATTGACTGGACAGCTACAAATGCAGTAAACGAAATCACTATGGAAATTCAATGTGATTACTGGATACTACAATTCTAATATAAAATTACATATTTTTAAGAAGACCCTACAAGTTAGGGTCTTTTTTTGACTATTTTTTACGGAAATATATATTTATATATGTTATATTAGAAACAATAGGAGAAAAGTTATGGCAAAAGTAGTAGACCCAGATTACCCAGGACAAGAAAGATTATCAGATCAAGAGATTAAAAATTTAGCGATTCAAGAATCAGGAAAGGCAGTTAATGAGGCTGTTAAAAACTATGCGTTTCCAACTGAAACAATAGAACTTCCTAGTAGAGGATTGTTATATCCAGAAACAAACCCACTATCTTCAGGAAAGGTGGAAATTAAGTATATGACAGCTAAAGAAGAAGACATTCTTACTTCTCAAAACCTCATCAAGAACGGTACTGTTATCGATGTATTACTAAGGTCTTTGATTGTTAGTCCTATAAACTATAATGACCTATTGGTTGGGGATAAAAATGCAATTATGATAGCAGCAAGGGTATTGGCATATGGAAAAGACTATGAGGTTGAATTAACTAATCCAGTAACTGGAAACGTGCAAAAAGAAAATATAGATTTAACGCTATTTACAAATTCTAACTTTGATGAATCAAACTTTGAAAAGGGAGTAAATAAATTTTCATTTCAATTACCAGCCTCAAAGAGAATGCTTGAATTTAAGCTTTTAACACATGGTGATGATAAAAAAATAGCAGATTCAATAAAGGCTGCAAAAAAGGCTTCAAACAGGATATCCGGTGTGACACCAGAACTAAGTACTAGACTAAAACACATGATAATTTCAGTAGATGGAGAAATGGATAGAATAAAAATATCTAAGTTTGTTGACACTGAATTCTTATCTAGAGACTCTATTGAGTTTAGGTCTAGGGTAAAAGAAGTTTCTCCTGACATAGACCTTACGTATTCTTATTATGGTGAAGATGATGGAGAAGAACACGAAGTCCAACTTCCAATGACCGTCAAGTTTTTTTGGCCTGGGTCCTAATTATAGGGCCATTCTACACAAAGCCATATTTGAGATGGCATATTACTCAGAGGGGGGATTTCCATGGTCCGACCTATACTCGATGCCTGTCCACCTTAGAAGATTCTATCTTGATAAGCTTACAGAGACAAAGAAAAAAGAAAAAGAAGAGGCAGATAGACACTCTAAAAAATCTACTTCAAGAACGCCCCGAAAGAGATAAAACTCTAACTTTCTGATATTTATATATGATAAACTATGAAAATCAGGAGACAATAAATGACCGAAAAAGAACTTCGAAAACAAATTAGAAAAGAAGTACGTGAAACTTTATCAGAAGAAAATATCATTACTAAAGTTTTAGGTAAACTTTTTGACGGTATGACTGTTGCTGCTCAAAAAAGAGCTTTAAAAAAATTAGCAAAAAGCGATTTTTACAAAGATATACAATCAATAAAAGGTTCAACTGCAACTAAAAATCAATTAGATATACTAAAAAATCTTTAATAATATTCTATGGCAAAATTCGAAGACATAAAAAAGGCTAATGATGAGCAAAAAAGACTTAATAAGTCTTTAGATGCAGCCGTTCTTCGTGTCGAAACCATGGAAAAAAATTATGCTAAATTTGCTGATAAAAGAGCAAAAGAAGCAAAAGAGTATAAAAAACAGCTGGACGCAGCAATCAAAGCTCTTACAACAATTAACGAAAACGTTGAAACTCAAAAAGAAAATTTAGACGAAACGGTTGAGCTATACAAAAAAACACTAGAAACATCTAATAATATATTAGATTCAGAAACAAAACGAGTAGAGTTTCAAAAAGAAAATAAAATAATAGCTGAGACTTTGTCTGGACTAGACAATTCTGCTATAATGGCTTCAAAAGCAAAAGAAGCTTTAGATAAAGGACAACTTTCAACTGCCCAAATGCGGCTAGACGTAGCTGACCAACAATCTGCTATACTTCAAGGCATTGCAACTGGCGAAATGACTGTAAATGATGCTTTAGGCCAACATGAAGATTTATCTAAACAAATTTTAGAAAATGATGAATTATCATCAGCTGAAAAAGAAAAATTAATAGAGTACTCTTTATCTACTGTAGATCAAGCATCTCAATTAAACGATAAACTATCTAAAACTAACTCTCTTGGCATAAGTCAACGAGATATAATGTTAGAACAACAAACAGCATTATCTGAGCAAGAAGAAATGCTAAAAGGTTTAAAAGATAAAGCAGCAAAATATATTGGAGTATTTAGTAACGGTTTCCTTGCTTTTGGTGCTATTTCAAAAGCATTAGCTAGTCAAGTATTGAGTACTAGAGACTTATCAAAAAATCTTGGTATAAGTCAAGGCGAAGCATTTAAACTTGGAAAACAAACTAAGCTATTAAAAATGGAATTTGCAGGCATGGGTATGGACTTTGTTGAAGCTCAAAGTGCAATGGTTGACTCAGCTTCAGACCTTAGCGAAGTTACGTATGGAAACGTTAAAGCAGTTGGTATCATGTCAGAGAGATACGGAGTATCAGCCACAGCTGCAGCAAATTTAAGAAAAATACAACTAGATATTACAGGAGGAAGTGAAGACGCAGCAGATGCACTTACTGCTGGCGCAATAGCATTAGCAGAAGCAAACGATGTAGCTCCAGGAGCAATACTTTCTGATATGGCAGCTAACAGCGAAGAGTTTGCTAGATTTGGAGCTGAAGGTGCAAAAAGAATGGCTCTTACTGCAGTAGCTACTAAAAAGTTAGGTATAGAGATGTCCTCACTAGTTTCTGCAAGTAAAGGATTATTGGATATAGAAAACTCACTAAATGCAGAAATGGAAGCAGAAGTAATGCTTGGTAAAGAGCTCAATCTTGAAACGGCAAGGGCAGCTGCATTAAGAGGAGACCATTTAACAGTTGTTAAAGAATTAGCAAAAGAGTTTGGTACTGTTGAAGACTTCCAAAATTTATCAGTATTACAGCAAGAAGCTGCAGCCGCAGCCGCTGGCTTAACTGTTGAAGAAATGACTAAGATGCTTGCTAATCAAGATAAAATAACTAGTCTTAAAGGAGAAGAATTAGAACACTTTAAGAAGACTGGTGAATTAGCTGCTGAAGCTATTCCAATTGGCCAAAGAATAGCTGGATTTGCAGCAGAAAACGTTAATTCAATTATAGCTGCTGTTGGAGCATATGGATCTATGAAACAGGCCATAGGTGACGTAGCATCAACGGCAAAAAGCGGAATGGGAATATTGAAAAAATTTGTTGGCATGGGACAAAAAGGCGCAGGAGCACTTAAAGGAGCCAAAGGTGTAGGAGGAGGTTTATTGAGTAAGACTAAAGCCGTTAAAATGCCAAAAATGCCAAAAACACCTAGCATGAAGGGTGGTGGAAAAGGAACACTTAGTTTTATGAAAGGACTAGGAAAAATTCCAGTAAAAAGCATTTTAGCAGGAGCAGCTGCACTAGTTGTTGTTTCGGCAGCAGTACTTGTTTTTGGTAAAGCAGTTCAAGAATTCTCTAATGTATCTTGGACAGCAGTTGCAATGGCTGTTGTATCAATGTTAGCTTTAGTTGGAGCTCTAGCTCTCGTTGGAGTAATAATGATGTCCGGTGTAGGTACAGTAGCAATATTAGCTGGAGCAGCCGCAATCTTGATATTGTCTGCAGCATTACTTGTATTAGCTTATGGATTAGCAATAATTTCAGAAGCTGTTCCTAATCTTTTACTTTTAATACCTGCCATACCACTATTTACCTTGGCCATGATACCACTAAATATAATGGGTCCATTCTTACCAATAACAGCAGGCTTTCTTGGAATTTTTGCTGTTGGATTGATTGCATTAGGTGTAGGTTTAGCAGCACTAAAAGCAGGTGGACCAGAAGGAATAACGACTCTAGCTAAAGCTTTACAAGTTTTAGTTCCTATTGGAGACGGTTTACGAGGCCTAGGATTAGCATTTACACAAATGGCTGCTGGTATAGCAGTTTTTGCAGGTAGTTTACTTTTACTAACCCCAATGTTGCCAACATTAATAGCTCTATCTGCGCTTGGAGGTACTTTAGCCATGGTTGGTGGAATGTTTGGACTTGGGGAAAGTGGATCTGATGGAGCAGATGGTGTTGCAAGTACTGGATCAGATGGACAAGCTGGCGCAGATGGATCGGCTGGCCCAGATTCTTCTAGTACAAATCAAGAATTACTTAACAAATTTGATGAATTAATAAGTATAATTAAACAGGGCGGTGATGTCAAACTAGATGGAAGAAAAGTTGGCGAAACTATGTTTTTAGGTAGAACCCCAGCAGGAGCATAAAAATGGCAGACGGACCAAGCATAAGTAAATTTGAAACTGTAGATTTAGCTTCTTTTTATAAAAAAAATGGAAGTCAATTTTCTGCAATTCAACCTGCACCAGGTCAATTTGACAAATCTGGTCCTCAGGTAAATACTGCTATTAATCAAACCCCATTAACAGACCTAGCAAATACAGCCCCACAGGTTGGAGCGTTTTCACCATCTCCAATAACTTCTAATGTTGAAGTATTTGGATTACCGGCTACTCCAGAA